CGTTAGCCCTTACCTGTGCCAACTGCATATTAAAGTCAAACTCAGCCTGCATTAAACCTCTTTTTATTTCAGCCTCAGTACGAAGTTTTTGTATTTCAAATTGAGATTTAGCTTGTTCTATACTTATTTTTTCTTGAGTGAGGGCTTGTTGCTTTTGAACCTCAGACATTGCAGCTTTTTCAGCAGCCTCAGCATTTGCTTGTGCTTGCATTTGTATGTTAGCCTGTTTTTGCTGTTGGTCCATTTCAATCTTCTTACTTCTTTTTTGCTTAAGTATTTCGTTGGCAAGCTTTAAGTTATTTACTTGTCTAATGTCTATTGCATCTTCTATGTCAATACTTCCTGTTTTAAGAGCTACTTGAATATTTTGTTCTAACTGAGCCTTTTCTTCTTCTTCTGGCTCAAGTTCTAAATATATTCCAAAGTCATGCAAGTGAACATCTCGTATTTCCTTAAGTGTACCCACATTAAATGAACCTATTGATTCTCTTAATGACTGAGCTGTTAAAGCAAACTCAACAGAGTCAGATATTCTTAGAGATATGTTTTCACAAGCTCTAGCAATTAAATAAAGACTAGATTGAAGTATGTGTCTCGTAGCAACATTAGACGCGTTAGCGGCAAGCTTTTGTAATCCCACGAGTGTGTCCTCCATTGGTGCGCTACCATCCCTAGCCTCATTGAGTCCAGTGACATCTCTAATCATTTGTAAGTAGTACTGATACACATTAATCAATGCTCCTAATTTCGCTTGACCGCTTGATGAGTTTAGTTCTTGAATTGGAACCTTACCCCTGTTCATGTCACCCTCTTGGGTCAAAGACCTACCAAGTATACTACCAGTTTGGAAGTACATGTTTAAAGCCTCCTGTGGGTTATAGTTTGTTCCATTTCCCAGGTCTACTTCAGCCAGACCATCTACATCTAAATAAACTCCATCTGGAACTAATTTAGACATAACCTGCTGTATCTTCAGGTTTGTGATGTTTATCATGTCAGCAAACCCAGTAATCCTACTTACCGTAGATTCTATCCTACCCTTATACATTCTAGGTGCAGCAATAGCATAATTCATTTGAACCTTAGTAGTATCAGATTTTGGTCGGGTCATGTTTTCTGAAAGTCTCCAATCAATCATCTGGTCGTAACCAAGAATCTTAGCCCCAGTAAACAGAACCTCTATAGTCCTGGATACCTTTTTAAATGTGTCTGAAGGAGGAGGATTAAAAGAATCTGTTTTTTCTATAATCTTTTCTAGACCATTAGGCGTATGTTTTAGCTTAAACACCTGGTTCATGTACGTCTTATACTCAAAATATAATATCTGAACACTGTTTTCGTCATAGTCGTTCCAACCAACAACATAGTCAGTCCTGTTACCCATCTTGGATATCCTGTCTAGCTCCTCCTCAGACATAAATGGGTACTGCTTCTTAAGCTCTGGTATAGTTATAGATTTAACCTCACCTACATAGTACACGTCCTCGAAGTTTGGGTCTTCTGTGTATGACCAAACCATTTTAGCTGGGTCGCAGTAATCTACTACAACACCCTCAGCCTTGTTCCAATTAGTTTTTACCGCAGCAATACCAAGAACTGTAAGGTCGTAGTTGAACCTTCTCCTGATTAACTCAAATTTATTTTTATCTAAGGTGTTGTTTATAGCTTCTTCCTCAGCTATCTCTATAGATGGCTTATACTTAAGCTGCATATATAAAGAAACATCTTCAGGAGTCTCTGGCATATCAACTTTTCCAGGAAAATTAGAAACATCAATATTTAAGTCTTGCTTAAGTTGTGCTATTTGTTCTTTTGCGACAATGTCACGCAATAAGTTGTTTGCGTAGTTTGTTCTTTGTTTTAGTGATGAAGGGTCTTGTGCATATGCATTAATCTTGTACTTCTTTTCAGACATGCCGTTGACCACAATGTCAACAAACTTAGATATCACTGGCACTGGCTTCCAGTCTAGGTTAAGGTATGAAAGGTCTCCATTTATAGACAACTCGTCCTTGTACTTCTGTATTGGCTGCTCACCTCTAGCGTACAACCTTAGATTGTGGTATCTGTTCCAGTTAGTGGCAAACCTGTTACCACTTCTCCCCCCATGAAACCACTCACCCTCTATAGCTCTTCCTACTTGAACGCCATACTCAAAGCTCTTTTTTTCCTCGTCACTAACGACTTGGCTTGGAAACGAACTATTTGGATTTGTGCTTATATTCATCTATCTATTATTTTAGAAATACTACCAGTATTGTCATATCTTTTAAAGCCAAGGCTGATGTTATTTCTAACCACTTTGTTTATAGGTGCGTATCTATTTTTGTTACAGGCCATTACTGCCAGTCCTGAACTAATAGACGCATCAAACTTCGTTCTGTTGTTTATATCAAACCTTGACCAGTCATTTAATGTTCTGTCGAAATACATATCCCCGTACTGGTCATCACCTATGACACCAACACACTCGTCTATGTAAGTTTCTATTGCGGCTGCATGAGCCTGCTTAATGTCTTCACTTGAGTTAGGTATACCACCTATCTCTTTTTCTGTCTGTGAAAGGTTGTTCCAAACCCTGTCTGGTCTGTTCATAGAGTATCCCCTATAACCCCTTCTCTTAATGTGGTATAAAAGTCTTGGCTTGTTATTCTCACAAAGTATTGGCATACCGTAAAAAATAATAGCCATTAATATATCCTCAAAAAATATCTCAGCGGTCTGAGGTCTAGATATATACTCCAGAAAAAAGTGGTTTGCTGGCGCCTCCTCCATAGAGAACTTTGTCAGTCCGTGTAGAGAACCATTTGAACCTACGCCACTTACGGTTCCTGATATATCGTAACTGTCACAACCAAATGCTCCTACATGCTCGTTTCCAGGATACTTAACCCCATTCTTTAGTATTACTCTATTTTGCAGATTTATTGGGGGAACCCATGAAATTAAAAATCTTCCGTTGTTACTAGGTAGGAATATTACCCTTGTATCTTTTATACCATTCTCCCACTGAAAGTTACCCTTACTGAGTATGTTAGTGTTTCTAAGGTCCTGATTATAATCTATCTGCTGGTATATTCTGGTGAGGTTAAACAAAGAGTTCTTAGCCTCATCCCTAAATGCATGCTCCACTGTTCTAGGGAACTGCCTGTAAAATTCATTAAGACCATCCTGGTCGTTCTTTAAGCCCTCTACCTCGTTCTGCCAGTAATCAATAACACCCATTTGTATTTGATTACCAAACGTGTCAAGCACCTTTTCTTCTGGTGTTTCAAACACAGGGTATCCGTACTCGTCTATGTAGCCCTCGTAGTTCCACTCCATTGGTATAAACAACCCGTAAAGACCAGATGCCGTCTGCCCGTTGGCATTTCTTTTTGATACGTCAGAGTTCTCGTACAGCTTCTTAAAGTTTTCACCACCCTTGTCCAAAGAGTTTGATGTGCTACCCATCATGCACTTACCAATCACCCTGCTACCCAGCCTCAGACATGTCTTAGTAACCCTCCAGTTGTTTAGTATGTTTGTAGGCTTCTCCCACTTACCACTCTCATCATGAACCAATAGGGATAGCTTCTCACCATCGTAGGAGTTGTCTCCCGTGTTCTTCCAATCTATAGTAGTGTCAAGACCCGTGATATCCTCAACCTTATTGTTACTGTCCAGCTTTTTCCTAGTAAACTTAGACGCTGGTACACGATATGCAAGCTCTGTCTTAGGTCTGTCCATACCATCCTGTATGGGTTTAAAAAAGAACGGGTAGTTTACCGATATCGGCACCACCTTATCTGTGAACATCTTCTTGGCATCGGGTCCTGTCTTAGACAGTATACCAAACCTTGAGTCGCTGGATAGTGTTGCTAAGTTTACAGTTTCTGCTGATGACATAAAAGAAAAGCCAGAACGTCTGTTCTTCAGATAGCACATCCCGTAGCTTCTGTGGTCTGCCTTACACGCCTCCCAAAATATAAAGAACAACCTGTTAGACTCTCTGAAGTCTGGCTTACCAACGTCTATCTTAGACCACTGTAGATAATTGTAGTGAGAGCCAGTTATATATGTTGGCTTCTTTTTATTTACGAACCAAAAACCCTCTTCCCTCCTAGTAAACTCTGTGTCTATGTAGTCAAACCACCTGTTCTTAAACTCATCTGGTGCCTCGTTCCAGTCAAACACGCTTTTAAACCTAGATAGTTCTTTCGGGTATGGTATGTGTTCCCACTTACTTTCACTAAACTTAGTCACATTTGACTCAGCTGGTAGGGCTATCTTAAGTCCCTGTATTTCGTATATGTCCCCAATCTGTCCAGTCTTGCTTATAACCACAACATCGTGGTCCTTGTTATAGCCGTACACCCACTTCTTACCCTTGTTCATCCTCTTCAGAACGTGAGGCTTTATGTGGTCATCTATTATATTTAATAGTGTCTGTTCGTACATTACTTCTTAGACCTGTTTTCAGCAAAACCAGAGAACACCTTTTTAGGTTCCTCAACTTTAGTAATATTGTTAAGCATGTTCTCCTCCTCGTTAATCCTGTTTAGGATTTCAAAGGCATCAAATATTGCAAGCTTTTTAGTAGCCGCAGCGTTCTTTAATCTGTCCGCTGATACATCATCCTCACCACCAGTAACTATCGGCTCCCTAGCCACCTTAATTAGCTCCTCAACCGCTGTTCGTCCAGCTTGGATTATATTTAGTTTCGCCTCCTTCGTCTCCATAGGTCAAAGCAATATTTTTAGATTTCATACAATATAATAATTCACCGTCCACCACAAACTCAAACTCTGACTCTGGAGTAAAACCCACAACCATTCCTGGGTGTACATCGTGTTCTTCAAGCATCTTGTTGCCGTACCTAAGTATACCAGTAAGTGGCTTCTCCTTCTGAGATGACCAATCATCGTCATTAACAACTGGCTGTACAAAACAGTAGTCAAGGTGTGACTTGTTGTCCCCATAAAGATATATCTGCTCTGGTGAGCAAGCATACAGGTCATCCTTTATATGACTACGGCTGTTCTTCTCGTTACCCCTTATGTCGTAAAACCTTCTAAACACATTATGGTGGACCGTCACCCTGTCACCAACCCTGATGTCGGTTACAATGGATAGTGGTGTGGCTATTACCTCAGCCTCGTTACTAACGCTCTTGTAACTCTCAATCTTTGTGTTGGTCACAAAACTAACCCCACCAATCTCCTTGGTATTGTTGTACCTGCCAGATACAGGCTTTATAATAAAGTCATACACACTCCTCATGCGTGTTAGTATTTTAGGTCGTACTCCACAGATATACCCATGTTCTTGTTGAAGTCCTTCCAAGGCATAATCTCATCGTTTTTGGTTATGTATATCCTGTACACATTATCCTTTTCGATGTCCTCTATGTTTGACACGCAATGACCACCATATACCTCCTGTCCTACAGCGTAGTGCATGGCATTGTCCTTGTATTCCTTACCTATGGTTATCTTCCTTATTATAGACACAGCTAATCAGTTTCAACCTTAGTGTACGAACCGTCTGATAGGTCTATGTTGATAGCACCGTACTTATCCTCAAGCTCCTTCTTGCTAGTATTAGAGTCACCCAACACCTCCATGTATGCCTTTAGAAGGCCATCCTTTTCGGTCTCTATAAAACCTATTCTCTTAAGTAGGTT